TTAAATTATCTTTAATATATTCACCATCATAATAATCATAACCATCCCAATTTTTAAATAATTCTTTTCTATTTTTATTTCTATTTGTAATTTTTGTAACTTCCTTTTTATAATTTTTAAACGGAGTTGATAAAAATTCTAAATATTATTGTTTTCATAATGGTATATCAGCAGAAATGTGTGGTTCACTAGATAATTTAGCTATAACTAAAAGGGGAATCAATTCATCAAAAAGAGAAAAAACAGAAAATGAATATAAAATGAAAAAATAATTACAAATGCGTTAAAGGTGTAATGGTGCATATTGTTCTTCCAGAACAAAGGGGGTGGTTCGAATCCATCATAGCTGCTCTAATATTATGGGTAAAAAATTAACAAAAAAAGAAGTAATTAATAGATTTAATATTAAACATGATAATTTTTACGACTACTCATTAGTTGAATATATTAATAATCATACTAAAGTTAAAATCATTTGTCCCGAACATGATATATTTGAACAAATACCTAAAGATCATCTAAAAGGTCACGGTTGTAGAAAATGTTATAATGAAAGCGTATCATTAAGAAATACTTATTCAACAAAAGAGTATATCGAAAAAGCATCAATAAAACATAATAATTTTTTCGATTATAGTAAAACCAAATATATAAATTCATTAACACCTATCATAATAACATGTCCTATACATGATGATTTCACACAAAGACCTGATATGCATCTACTTGGACACGGGTGTGAAAAATGTAGAGTAAATAAAAACACGAATTCTCAAAAATATTATATCAACAAAGTTATAGAAATACACAATGGTTTTTATGATTATACTAAAACGGTGTATTTAAAATCTAAATCACCAGTGGTAATAACATGTCCTATACATGGTGATTTCACAATTAAACAAGCATCAATGCATTATTATGGAGGGTGTCCAGAATGTAATCAATCTAAAGGAGAAAAAGAAATATTAAAGATATTAGAAAGAAAAAACATAAAATATACAACACAGAAGAAATTCAAAGATTGTAAAAACATCAACCATTTGAAATTTGATTTTTATTTATCTGAATATAATATATGTATTGAATTTGATGGTAAACAACATTATGAAATAGTTAAATTTTTTGGTGGTGAGAATGGATTAAAATTGGTAAAAAAACGTGATAAAATAAAAAACGAATATTGTATAAATAATAATATAGAATTAATTAGAATAAGATATGATGAGAAAATTGGACATAAATTATCACACTTCTTAAATAATAAGAAAATAATGTAAATTAATGTCGAAAAAATTAACTAACGATGAAGTAATTAAAAAATTTAATAATAAATATATTGATCTATATGATTATTCTTTAGTTAAATATGATGGTGCAAAAACATTATTAAAAATAATTTGTAAAAAACATGGTATTTTTAAACAAACTTCTAATCAACATTTAAATACCCAAGGTTGTCCAAAATGTACAAACGAACGTATATCTAATATTTTTAGAAAAAATAAATGCTCGTTCATTGATGATGCAAATAATAAACATAATAATTTTTTTGATTATTCATTAGTTGATTATATTAATAATGAAACTAAGGTTAAAATCATATGTCCTATTCATGGTGTTTTTGAACAAGAACCAAAATCACACTTAAATGGGAATGGATGTAAAAAATGTTATAATGAAAAATTAGCAACTAAATTATTAGATGATAAAAACATTTTTATAGATAAATCATATAATATACATGGTAATATATATGATTATACATTAATAGAATATATTAATTCACATACACTAGTTAAAATAATATGTAAAGAACACGGTGTATTTGAACAATTACCATATATTCATATACAAAATCATGGGTGTCCAGATTGCAAAGAATCTAAAGGAGAGAAAACAATAACTATATTATTAAAAGAGAAAAATATAATTTTTAAAAAACAAAAAACATTTAAAGATTGTAAAAATATTTACCCTTTGAAATTTGATTTTTATTTACCTGATTATAATATATGCATTGAATTTGATGGTAGACAACATTATAAAGCAATTGAAATTTTTGGTGGTGAAAATGGATTAAAAAAAACACAAAAAAGAGATAAAATAAAAAACGAATATTGTATAAATAATAATATTCGTTTATTAAGAATTAAATATAATGAAAATATAAATAATATTTTAGAAGAAAAATTATTTAGCCATAATAAAGAATGAAGAATTTGGGGATTGACCCTTAACTTCTTCGATAGTAGAATTAACTAATTCCTGTCCTTGTGATATAATATCAGTAGCGTTATACTGGAAATTACCAGGCATCGTAAAAGTTAATCTACCTAAAGCTTCACCTAATCTAACACGACTTAATCCAACCACATAATCTTTAAATAATTGTGCATTAAATAGTTCATCTTGACCAATTCTAACATAAACTTCCAACATCAGGTCATTACGCACTTCACCTAACAAATGTAATCTTTTAGATTCAATATTAAATGAGAATTTATTATATAATTTTGATAATTTATTTAATTCATCACTAAAAGCTGATAAAATTTGCCTATAGACTCCCAATTCACCCACATTACTAACGAAAGATGTTAGATATGGTTGATTAGTAACACCGAAATTTATTGATAAGTTTGGTGCTTGAATACCAATTCTAAATAGAGAAGGGTCTGATATATTATGAATCTTAACTACATTTTCACATTCTTCTGGTAATACCATATATCCCATATTAGTAAATTGTTCACTATTAACAAACGCCATATCTACTCTATAATATGATTTAATAACAGCCCATTGATAGTTTTTATAAAACCATTGTAATGCTTTTTGTGTAACAATACGTTCGATTTCTAAATCGGGTAATACTTTGGGCATTAATCCAGAAAAAGTAAGATCAGCTTGTATATAATCAATTAATAATTCAATTGTCATTTTATCATTATTTAATTGGTAATTTTCACCTTGTTCATAATTATCACTTCTATATGAACTTTCATGCTTATCATTTGAATCTAAATACGAATATGTTGCACGAGTATTACTTTTTCTATTACTATTGTCACTATCTCTGTAAGTTGCCATATTGATTATTTTATATTTTAATGTATATATTAATATTAATATATACATTAAAATATAAAAATCAATTATTTATGTTAAATAGAAATAATATTAATAAACATTTTCAGATTTTAAATGAATATGATAATGAAGCAAATAATGCACGTGAAATTGCAGTAAGAATTAATAGTGAAGAAGAACTTAAACAACTGAGTAACATGCTTCTAGATTTTGATAAAGATTATGAACACACACTTTATAAAATAATATTATTTAACGAAAGACAATTACCATATTATGTTTATCTATGTATAGATAAAAAAAATGTTAGTAATACAGCAGGATTAGTAACAGCACATAATAGTATTGATAATGAAAATAGTATTGATAATTTATTAAATAATATAGGAAATAGTAATGAATTTAGTGGTATGTATAAAAAAATATTTACTATATCTGATATAGAAGAAATCAGAAAAATATTAAATACTAAAAGAATAATAATAGCATCGTCATATAATCATAGAAAATTAATATACGAAAAATCCAAATATAAAAAGTTAAATACTTTTAATGATTTCATGTTAGATAATATATTTGAAGCAAATAATACACCAGTACCGTTTATTATAAGTAAAAAATTACAAAATTTATTAATGAGTATTAATCATCCTATTGCTGAAAGAATGGTAGCAGAGAGTTTTAATATGGAAACATATACATTAGTAGCTACATTAATAGATTTAGATGATAATAATATTGATTATTTCACATACACAATACCAAATAAATTTATTAATTTTGTATCAAGTGATGAAATGAGTCATTTTAATTTAGAAAAAGAGGATATACCAAAGTCGAAAAAGAGAATGTATGATATTATGAAAAATAATAATGAGTTATATGAAAAATATCGATCATCTATTAAAATAGGCAGATTAGTAAATAAATTATATCCTAATGAATATAAACCTAATGGTAAAAATTCTATTGAAGAATTAGTTGATGCTGTTAAATTAGGTAGATCTAGAAAATTTGATAGATTTGATATAGTTGAAGGTGAGGATATAATTAAATATTACAATGAAGATAATTATGATGAAAAAGCATCACACGGTTCTGAATTAGGTAATTCTTGTATGAGTGCTAAAATATGTGGTGAGTATATTAAGTTTTATGTTGAAAATAAAGATGTTAAATTAGTTATATTGAGAAGTGATAAGGATGATAAAATATTAGGAAGAGCTTTATTATGGAATATTAGTCACGTTAACGATAAAGAACGTAGTGGAAAATTCATGGATAGGGTTTATTTTATAGATAATTATCAAAAGGAATTGTTTTTAGAATACGCTAAAAATAACAAATGGTTTCACCGAACAAACATCAATGATGTTACAAACATCAATGATGTTACAAACAGTAAAATGTGGAATCCAGATACAGAAGAATATGACTATTTAATATTTAAAACTAAACCAACATTTGTAAAATCTAGTGTTAATAAATATCCTTATATGGATACTATGAAATGGTTTTATGTGAATAAAAGTTATTTATCAAATAGTATACAGTATAAAGAAACTGGTGATGAGGTTT